GGAAAGAAAAACTCATCCGTTTTGGGCAAAGGGGTGTGAAAGGTTCTCCAAAGAAAGAGGGAGAATCAAAAGAATATGCAAGTCGTCGTAAGAGATTTCAAACTAGACACGCAAAGAATATTGCCAAAGGTAAAATGTCCGCTGCCTACTGGGCAAATAAAGTCAAGTGGTGAAACCAATGAAAAGTTTTAAACAGTTTCTATCAGAAAGCATCAATATTGCTGGAGATTTCAATGGAAATCTCTATATGAATTCTCCCCAACAAGAAACTACAAGCGAATCTTTTATCGCTGATGTTGTTTGGGAAGGAAAAATATATCGTTTAGAAATTGGTGGGCAAATGGTAGACAAGAATAAACTTGCCGAGCAACTTCAGAGAGAATATCCTGGAGCAATTGTTCATAACATTTATCCATCAACAAATAGTGGTATAACTATTAAGAGTTCACAAAGATATAGACCAGAAAGTTTAACATGGAGTGATTGATTAATGGCACAATTTAATAAGAATGAACAAGATTTCCTGAATCAGGAAAGAACACTGTTTGAAGTGAATATGATCGCCAATAAGAATGGCGAAGTCGTTACAATTGATAATCCTTTTCCAGTATCTCTTGGAAGTTCCAATATTACTATTAATGGTAATATTACAATTCCAGGAATAGTAACAGTTACAAGCACTCCAGATAATCCAATTCATAATCACATAGTTGAAGTTGGGACAGGTGGAACATTAACAACTCCATATCTTCCAGTTGGGATTTCTACATTACTGAATACTGTAAGTATTGGAAATACCGTATCAATTTCCAATACTTCATTTTATATTCTAAATCCAGTCACATCAGTAACTGTAGGTGGAACTGTATCAATAGGAAATACTGTATCAATATCCAACACTTCATTCTATATTACAAATCCAGTAACATCAGTAACCGTAGGTGGAACAGTATCAATTGCTAATACAGTATCAATCTCTAACACTTCATTCTACATAACCAATCCAGTAACAACAGTCGCAGTATCAGGTATTGGTTCTACTGTTACAGTTCAAGGAACAGTAGGAATTGGAACAACAGGGCAAGTATCACTCAACCTTAATAGTGCTCCTGTAAGTTCTAGTAATCCCCTACCAGTTACGGGAACAGTATCAATTTCTACATCATCAGCAGCAGCATCTGTTACATTTCCACCAATAGCAACCGATGCATTTGGTCGTTTAAGAACTTCAACTCCACTTACACTTTTTGATAGTTCCCACAGATACAGGGACAATAATCTTTGGAGTGGTTTAGTTGTAGGAACTGGTTCAACAGTTGGATTTGTAACAGCACAAGGTTTAGTCAATATTGGAATAGGAACTACTGCTGGATGTTCTGTGATTAGGGAAACCACAAAAGTATTCTCTTATCAACCAGGAAAATCATTACAGGTATTGAATACATTTATAATGAACCCAGCAAAAGCAAATCTTCGTCAAAGAGTAGGATACTTTGGTGCAGATAATGGAATGTATCTGGAACTTGATGGAGATACTTTATATTTTGCGGAAAGAAGTTTATCTACTGGAATAACAACACAAATTTCGCAACATAACTGGAATATTGATACGATGCTTGGTGTAGGGCATCTCAATCCATCTGGTGTTACATTAGATATTTCCAAAGCACAAATTTTGTGGATGGATATTGAATGGTTAGGACTTGGAACAGTTAGATTGGGTTTTGTAGTTGATGGGAAGTTTATTCACTGCCATTCATTCCACCACGCAAACTTAATCACTTCAACTTATATTACAACGGCATCATTACCTTTGAGATATGAGATTTCTAATACTGGAATTACAACAAGTTCAAGCACACTGAAACAAGTTTGTTCTAGTGTAATTTCAGAGGGTGGTTATGAACTTCGTGGAATACAGCAGGCAGTAGGAACACCAGTCCAAACACCAGTTGATTTAACAACAGCAGGAACTTATTATACAGTTGTATCAATTCGTCTTAAAGCAACACCAAATAGATTAGATGCAATTGTAATTATGACTGCACTTTCTGTTTTGGGTATTACAAATAATGCAACTTATAACTGGCAAGTAAGAGCATCTGGAACATCTAGTGGTGCAACTTGGACTGATGCTGGTGTTGATAGTGCTGTTGAATATAAGATTGGTGGGGGAACTTATACTGGTGGAAGAATACTAGCATCTGGATATGCATATGGTTCTAATCAAGGTTCAACATCCATAGATATTCTTAAAGAGGCATTATTTAAGTTTCAGTTGGAAAGGGATGGATTAACTAGAATACCTTATGAACTTTCTATTGTATGTGCTGCTGATGCTAATGGTGCAGATATTCATGCATCAATGGACTGGGAAGAGATTAGTAGGTAATTATGTCAATAGAAGATATTCAACTGAAACAGGGGGATGCATATCTCTCTAACCCAAATCTCAAAAGAGCAAATACCTCAATTCAATTTACAGAAGAGCAAATTATTGAGTTTTTGAGATGTAAAGAGGACCCTGTTTATTTTGCCAAAAAATATATTAAGATTGTTAATGTTGATGATGGTCTTGTTCAGTTTGAAATGTGGCCATTCCAGGAGAGATTGGTTAAAAACTTCCATAAGAATAGATTTAATATCTGCAAAATGCCTAGACAGGTTGGAAAGACAACAACCGTAGTATCGTACTTATTGCATTATATTGTTTTTAACGATAATGTAAATGTCGGTATTCTTGCAAACAAAGCATCAACCTCAAGGGAGATTTTAAGTAGACTTCAATTATCTTATGAGAATCTTCCAAAATGGATGCAACAAGGTATTGTATCTTGGAATAAAGGATCATTAGAACTTGAAAATGGTTCTAAGATTATTGCGGCATCAACCTCTGCCTCTGCTGTCAGAGGAATGTCATTCAATATCATTTTCTTGGACGAATTTGCATTCGTTCCAAATCATATTGCGGATGATTTCTTTGCATCTGTTTATCCTACTATTTCATCTGGTAAATCTACTAAGGTTATTATAGTAAGTACCCCAAAAGGTATGAACCACTTCTATAGAATGTGGCACGATGCGGAAAGAAATAAAAGTCAATTTGTTGCTACTGAGGTTCACTGGTCAGAAGTTCCCGGAAGAGATGAGGAATGGAAAGCTCAAACAATTGCAAACACAAGCGAAGAACAATTTAGGGCAGAGCACCTTTGCGAATTTTTAGGATCCATAGGAACCTTAATCAATCCAAGTAAACTTAAAATATTGGTATATGATGATCCAATAACCAGAAGTAAAGGTCTTGATGTTTATGAAGACCCCAAAGAAGATCATAATTACTTAATTACTGTTGACGTTGCTCGTGGTGTAGGAAATGATTATTCTGCATTTGTAGTTTTTGATATTACAAACTTTCCATACAAAGTAGTTGCAAAGTATAAAAATAATGAAATCAAACCGATGCTATTTCCGAGTATCATTAATGAAGTGGCAAAAGGATATAATAATTCTTGGTTGCTTATAGAAGTTAATGATATTGGAGACCAAGTTGCAAACATTCTCCATTTTGATTTGGAGTATGATAATATTTTAATGTGTGCGATGCGAGGTAGAGCGGGTCAATTAGTCGGATCTGGTTTTAGTGGTAAAAAATCTCAACTTGGAGTTAGAACAACTGCGGCAGTTAAGAAATTAGGTTGCTCTAACTTAAAATTACTTATTGAGGATGATAAGTTATTGGTTAATGATTATGATATTATTGCGGAAATGACAACTTTTATTCAGAAGCATAATTCTTTTATAGCGGAAGAAGGTTGTAATGATGATTTGGTAATGTGCTTAGTTATTTTTGCCTGGTTAGTTGCTCAAGACTATTTCAAAGAAATGACGGATAATGATATTCGTAAGAGAATTTATGAAGAGCAGAAAAATCAGATTGAACAGGATATGTCTCCATTCGGATTTATTTCTGATGGATTAGAAGATATGGAAGTATTTGTGGAGCAAGAAACTGGAGATAGATGGATGTTTGCCACTCCAGAAAATCAAATACAAACTGAAGAGGTTTGGAGTGTTGATGAATATGGAGACCGGTCTTATATGTGGGATTACAGATAAGTCTTTGAAGAGAAGGAAATTATAAATACTTTTAGAATAATTCGGGATAACGGAGAATAAAGATGCCGCTAAATTTAGCATCTCCTGGAATTGTAGTAAGGGAAGTTGACTTAACCTCAGGTAGAGTTCAACCAGCTTCTAATAAGGTAGGAGCAATTGTTGCACCATTCGCAAAAGGACCTGTAGATTCGCCAACCTTAGTAGAGAACGAAAATGATCTGCTGAATATTTTTGGCGAACCTTATTCCACAGATAAGCACTATGAAAGTTGGATGGTTGCTTCATCATATCTTTCATATGGTGGTTCACTGCAGGTTGTAAGAGCAGATGACACTGACACCAAAAATGCTTTTGTTGGTTCTGCAAGTAGTGTAAAGATTAAGAGTTTAGATAATTATGAAGAACTTGGATATGATGAAACCACGATTACTGGAGTTACTGTTGCCGCAAGAAATCCTGGTTCTTGGGCAAACGGAATTAAGGTTGCGATTATTGACTCCAAGGCAGACCAAATCTTAAGCGGTATATCCACAACTTCAGTAACAAATACTACTTTTGTTGGAGTTGCAACAGCGTCTGACGGAGATATTGGAATCACTACTACATTTGTTACTGGCATTACAACAACCGGTATTTTATCTGGACAAACTCTAAAAATAGAACCTGGAATTATTGATTCTGGAACTACAGTATCCTCAATTGGTATTGGAACGGTATTTTTCAATAAACCAACTTTAAATGCTATTTCTTTAACTAATGTACAACTTTCTTTTGGAAGTTATACATCCACAACAACCGGAACCACGATTCAAGTTGGTTATGGCGTAACTCAATCTGTAGTGGGCAAAACTGATGTTACAAACGGAAGTTCTCTTGACGGTTATTTAAAAGGTATTATCACTGAAGTTGGTCAATCAGAAGTAAAAGTTAAAGTTCTAAGTCACGTATCTGCTGCTGGAACAGAAACATCCGTTGATTATCAGCAAGATGGAACTTGGTGCTTTACCGAAACTGGAAATGTTGGCATCGTAACATCCGGCACTGGAGTTACTTTGGGAAGTGCTGCTTATACTGGCGAAGTTGATTGGTTTAGTCAGCAATATATTACTCTGACTAATTCTAATATTCAGTGGAATAACGTTGCTGGTGCTCCCGGAACTTCATCTTTTGCAGAACCAAGAGGATCTAGATTTGATGAAGTTCACGTAGTCGTTATTGACGACTTAGGAACTATTACTGGTAATGCCGGAACAATTCTTGAGAAGCACTTAGGTCTTTCTAAGGCAACTGATGCTGAGTTTTCTGCAGGAAGCACTGCTTATTGGAGAAAATATATTGCAGAGGGTTCTTCTAATATTTTTGCCGGTGGAGCGCCTGCCGGACTCACTACAACAGGATACGATCCAAATCAGTTTGACTTAAGAACTGATAATGGATGGGACCAACCAGCAGAAGGCATCATTTTTGGTGCTGCAGGATCTAATACCTACACATTAGCAGGTGGTCTTAACTATAATGGTCAAACAGGAATATCAACCACTGGTGCTCTTACGGCAACTCTTGCAGAATTGAAAGATGGTTATGATTTATTTGAAAACACAGAAGACATTAAAGTAGATTTCCTATTAATGGGTTCTGCTGGTTATGCGAAAGAAACCGCACAAGAACTAGCAAACAAACTCATATCGGTTGCCGAACTAAGAAAAGATGCAATTGCATTTATTTCTCCATATAGAGGTGCGGCTCTTACAGATAATCCAGTAGAGGGTGGAGTTACAGTCAAAACTCCAGAAGATATTACAAGTAATGTAATTAGCTTCTTCTCACCAGTAGCATCTTCATCTTATGCAGTATTTGATTCTGGTTATAAGTATATGTACGATAGATTTGCAAATACTTATAGATACGCACCTTTAAATGGTGATATTGCTGGACTATGTGCTCGTAGTGATATTAATTTCTTCCCTTGGTATTCCCCTGCCGGTACGTCAAGAGGTGCTATTCTAAATGCAGTTAAACTTGCATACACTCCAAGTAAGTCACAAAGAGATCGTCTTTATACAAATAGAATTAATCCAATAATCTTCTCACCAGGAGCAGGTATTATTCTGTTTGGTGATAAGACTGGATTAGGAAGAACATCCGCATTTGATAGAATTAACGTTCGTAGACTCTTCATTTATGTTGAGGATGCCATCTCTCGTGCCGCTAAGGATGTACTATTTGAGTTTAACGATGAAATCACAAGAACCAATTTCGTAAATACAATTGAACCATTCTTGCGTGATGTTCAGGCAAAGAGAGGTATTTTTGATTATGTTGTTATTTGTGACGAAACAAATAACACGGCATCAGTTATTGATGCTAATGAGTTTAGAGCAGACATTTACATTAAACCAGCGAGATCGATTAACTTCATCGGTCTTACCTTTATTGCCACCAAGACTGGTGTTGATTTCGAAGAAGTAATCGGAAACTTTTAATTAATCAAGAGGTTTAACAACTATGGCAACCAGAAATCAATTAAATCCACCTCCTTTAAGGAAGATTACAGACTTCAAGAGTAAGCTGTCTGGTGGTGGTGCTAGAAGTAACCTCTTTGAGGTTGTTCTTTCTTTCCCAGATGTTGCAGCTGCCGATACTAATGTTCTTGACAAATCAAGATTCTTAGTCAAGTCTGCGGCACTTCCAGCTTCAACAGTAACTCCATTAGAAGTTGCATTTAGAGGAAGAACTCTAAAATTAGCGGGAGATCGTACTTTTGAAACTTGGACGATTACCGTAATTAATGATACCGATTTTTCTATTCGTTCAGCATTTGAAAACTGGATGAATAAAATTAACAGAGTATCTGATAATACTGGCGTAACCGATCCAGCTCTTTACCAGGCAGATGCGTTTGTGTATCAATTAGATCGTGATGGGTCTACACTGAGAGCATATCATTTCTATGATTTATTCCCAACAAACATCAGCACAATCAACTTGGCATATGAAACTGATGCTATTCAAGAGTTCACTGTAGAGATGCAGGTTCTGTGGTGGGAAGCAGTTAAGGGCGATTCTCCTGCTGCTGGCGGTGAAGATATTAACTAAATAGAACATATTAAGAGTTTAAATTTATAAAATGGCGAAACTTTTTGGTTTTTCGATTGAGGATAATGAAAAAAAATCCAAATCAATAGTCTCCCCCGTTCCTCCTAATAATGAGGACGGGGTTGATTATTATATTCAATCTGGATTTTATGGTCAGACTGTTGATATTGAGGGCGTTTATAGAACAGAATATGACTTAATTCGTCGTTATCGTGAAATGTCACTTCACCCAGAGTGTGATGGAGCAATTGAGGATGTTGTGAATGAAGCAATTGTGAGTGATTTATATGATTCTCCTGTAGAAATTGAATTATCAAACTTAAATGCTAGTGATAAACTCAAGAAAATTATAAGAGACGAGTTTAAATATATTAAGGAAATTATGGACTTTGATAAGAAGTCCCACGAAATTTTTAGAAACTGGTATATTGACGGTAGATTATTTTATCTCAAAGTTATTGATGTAAAGAAACCTGAAGATGGAATTCAGGAATTGAGATATATTGATCCTATGAAGATGAAGCACATTCGTCAAGAGAAAAAGACGAACAATAATATAGGTCCAAATTTATCATCACTCAGTAATTTTAATATAAATCAAGTTACATATCCAGAAATTGAGGAGTATTTTATTTACACCCCAACATCGAATTACCCATCAGGAACACTTGGGTCTTCGGCAAAAGGTGCGGTAAAGATTGCAAGAGATTCAATTACTTATTGCACTTCGGGTTTAATAGACAGAAACAAGGGAACCGTACTTTCCTATCTTCATAAGGCAATTAAGGCACTCAATCAACTTAGGATGATTGAGGATTCTCTTGTAATTTATAGATTATCAAGAGCACCAGAACGTCGTATCTTCTATATTGACGTTGGTAATCTTCCAAAAGTAAAGGCAGAACAATACCTCAAAGAGGTTATGAGTCGCTATCGTAATAAATTAGTTTACGATGCTAACACCGGAGAGGTTCGTGATGACCGTAAGTTTATGAGTATGCTTGAGGATTTCTGGCTTCCAAGAAGAGAAGGTGGAAGAGGAACTGAAATCACAACTCTTCCTGGTGGTCAAAATCTGGGAGAACTTTCTGATATTGAGTATTTCCAGAAAAAACTTTATAGAGCATTAGGAGTTCCAGAATCAAGAATTGCCGGTGGGGGTGATGGATTTAATCTGGGTCGTTCATCAGAAATCCTAAGAGATGAACTTAAGTTTTCCAAGTTTGTTGGACGTTTAAGAAAGCGTTTTGCAAATATGTTTAATGATATGCTTCGTACTCAACTTCTGTTAAAGAATATCGTAACCCCAGAAGATTGGGATACTATGAGCGATCATATTCAATATGATTTCTTATATGACAACCATTTTGCAGAACTTAAAGAGGCAGAATTACTTACAAATCGTTTAACACTTGTTACGACGATGGAACCATATATTGGCAAATATTTCTCAACCGAATATGTTCGTAAAAAGATTCTTCGTCAAACTGATAGTGAGATTATTGAAATTGATGAACAAATTGATGATGAAATTGAAAAGGGTATTCTTCCAGATCCTAATCCTCCGGTGGATGAAATGGGTAATCCTATGCCAGAAGGTGGTTTGCCTCCAGAAGGTACAGGAGAACCAGCACTAGGGGAAGTTCCACAAGAACCTGTTGCTCCAGAACCACCCCCAGAGCCTAAAGGTGGCAAGATATAAATAATCTTATAGTAATACATTATTTTTATGGAAGAACTTATCGATTTGATTGCAACAGATGGAAATGCATCTGACGTATCTGATAAAATTAAAGAACTTTTATATACGAAAGCAGCAGATAGAGTTGATTCAGCTCGACCCTATGTTGCATCATCTATATTTGGTAATGAAGAAAACACCGAGGATCAAGAATAATGGCAATTAAGGTTGTTCAAAATGTAAATAGAATTACTGTAACTGCAGGTGCGGCGACTACTAGCAATCCTATTGCTCTTAAAAGTGGATATTTAAGAGTATCTACTGGATTAACCTCAATTTATGTTGAGACTGGTGCGCCATCTGCATCTGGCGGAAACCCAATTGTAACTACTAATTCTTTTCATATTGGACCATATGGTAATGAAGTATTGAAAGAAAGAATTGCCAGACAAAGAATTGCAGGAATTACTACGGGAACATCGACTGTTATTTCATTTGATCAAAATGCATCTAATCCATTTTTACTTGGTGATTATGTCACCATTCAAAATGCACAACCAGCAGGAATCAACACGGAACATAAACTAATTACTGCAATATCTGATGAGTCTGTAACAATCTCCCATGATAGTTCATCTATTGTTGGAATAATTACCGTAACTAATGCAAATCTTGCAAGAAGCGTAAAGGTAAGTGCGATTACCGCATCAGGTTCCCAAGATGTTAGTATCACAGAAATCGTTCAGTTAGTCACCGAATAAAAAAATGAAACTCATCACAGAAGAAGTCTCACAAGTTAAGTTTATCACCGAAGGTAAAGGTGCCGAAAAGAAAATGTATATTGAGGGAGTTTTCCTTCAGGGTGACATTTGTAACCGTAATGGTAGAATGTATCCTATGCAAACTCTTGCAAAAGAAGTAGCAAGATATAATGAGGCATTTATTGCAAAGGGTCGTGCTCTTGGAGAACTCGGCCATCCTGATGGTCCTACCGTCAATCTTGATCGTGTTTCTCATAAAATTGTTTCTCTGGAACAAAAGGGATGCAATTTTATCGGTAAGGCACAACTTCTTGAAACTCCTATGGGTAAGATTGCAAAATCTCTTATTGGTGAAGGTGTTTGTCTTGGCGTTTCTTCTCGTGGTGTTGGTTCACTTAAATTAACTAATGAAGGTCATAAAGTTGTTGGAGAAGATTTTATGCTTGCAACTGCTGCAGATATTGTTGCCGATCCTTCTGCTCCTGATGCATTTGTTCAGGGAATTATGGAAGGTAAGGAGTGGGTTTGGGAAGGAGGAATTCTTCGTGAAAGACTTGCTGAACAGACAAAGCGCAGAATTAACACTCTTGTAGATGAAAAAACTCTACAAGAACATAAAATTGAATTATTCCAAGAATTCTTAGGAAATCTTTAATTTATAAATAAATATAGATTATAACACAATCAAACAAATGTCCGTTGGTAGAAATTTACAAGAAATGGAAAACGTAGTAACCAAAGGGGCTGCACCTGCCGAACCAATGCAATCCGGTAATAAGTCTGGAGTAGCAACTCCAGGTCAAACTGGTGCTTGGGAAGATTTGGGTGGACCAACCCCAGAAAATTATCGTCCCGATGACGATTCGGCAAAATTACAAGATCCCGCCACAACTCTTGCACAAGTTAAGGATGTTGTAAATGCAAAGGCATCTGCAGCAGAAGCTCCTCATTCTTCAGCAACTCCTGTAGGAACTCCTGGTCAAGGAATGAAGGAAGATTCTGAATATGCTGATGAAGAGGATTTAATTGCCGAGGAAGAGGAAAAAGAAGAGCCTGGTGAGGCACCTCATAAGGAAGGCAAAAAAGAAAAGGGCGAAAAGAAAGAAGGTAAAGGCCACGAAAAAGGCGAAGAAGATGATGAAGAAGATGAAATGAAGGAAGAGTTTGACATTGAAGAAGATGTCAATGCTCTCCTTGCTGGTGAGGAGCTTTCCGAGGAATTCCAAGAGAAAGCACGTACCATCTTCGAGGCAGCAATTAAATCTAAAGTTGCTGAAATCAAAGAAGAACTTCAATCATCCTATGAGACATCTCTCGTAGAAGAAATTGAAGCAATTAAAGAAGGTCTTGTTGACCGTGTTGATGCATACCTTGAGTATGTTGCTGACGAGTGGATTTCTGAAAATGCACTCGCAGTTGAGCACGGTCTTAAGACTGAAATGACTGAATCATTCCTCCAAGGAATGAAGAGTCTTTTTGAAGATCATTATGTAACAATCCCTGAAGATAGATATGATGTAATCGAGAGTATGGTAGATAAACTTGATGAAATGGAAGGAAAACTCAACGAGCAAATCGAAAAGAATGTTGCTCTGAATAGAAGATTAGCAGAGTCGGTTGCTGATGTAATCTTTGCCGATGTCACTGAGGGTCTTGCACTTTCTCAGAAGGACAAACTCGCTTCTCTTGCCGAAAATGTTGAGTTTGATAGTGAAGCAAACTATCGTGAGAAGCTGGTCACTCTGAGGGAATCTTATTTCCCAACCAGAACAACTGGTACTCAAAGAGATGACTCCGAAACTTTATCTGAAAGTACTGATATCCAGTCCCAGCAACCACAGGTTGATGGAAGAATGGCAACATATCTTCAGACTTTAGGAAGAGTCGCTAAAAAGTGATTTTTAAATTATAACAATCAAACTAAAACTTCAAATAGGTAAAACAAATGCAAATGTTCAACGCAGAATATTTGCAGGAGAAGTGGGCACCAATTCTGGACTATTCCGGAATGGATCAGATCAAAGATGCACATCGTAGATCTGTAACCGCTATCCTGCTAGAGAACCAAGAAAGAGAACTCCGCGAAGAGCGTGATTTCCTTTACGAATCTCCAACTAACGGAACCGCATCTGGTGCTGGTGGCGCTGGATTTGGTGGAAGCGCACAAGGATTCAGTGGCGGTCCTACCGCAGGTTTCGATCCCGTTCTGATTTCTCTAATCAGACGTTCAATGCCTAACCTGATCGCTTATGATCTGTGTGGCGTTCAACCAATGAACGGTCCTACCGGACTCATTTTTGCGATGCGTTCGCGTTATACCAGCCAGTCCGGAACTGAAGCATTCTACAACGAAGCTAATTCTGCTTTCTCGGGTCAGGATGCTGGATTCGATGTAACCACCGGATTTACTGGCGCTAGCGTTGGTATGGGTACTACCACTCAGGGTGGCACCAATCCTTCAATTCTTGATGGTTCAAACCAAGCAAACAATGCTCTTGGTGCTGATCAGTATAACGTTGGTCAAGGTATGCGTACCGACAGTGCAGAAGCACTCGGGGATGCAAGTGGAAACAACTTCAACGAGATGGCATTCTCAATCGAGAAAGTCACCGTTACTGCTAAGTCAAGAGCTCTAAAAGCTGAGTACTCACTTGAGCTTGCACAAGACCTGAAGGCAATTCACGGTCTGAATGCAGAGGCTGAGCTTGCTAACATCCTCAGCACTGAGATTCTTGCTGAAATCAACAGAGAAGTCATCAGAACCATCTACAAGACTGCTAAGCCTGGTGCTCAAGCAAATACTGCTACCGCTGGTACTTTTGACCTTGACGTTGACTCCAACGGTCGTTGGTCAGTTGAGAAGTTCAAGGGTCTTATCTTCCAAATCGAGCGCGATGCAAACGCAATTGCACAGCAAACTCGTAGAGGAAAGGGCAACACCATCGTTTGCTCTGCTGACGTTGCTTCGGCACTTGCAATGGCTGGTGTTCTCGATTACACCCCTGCACTTAATGCTAACCTGAACGTTGATGACACCGGCAACACCTTTGCTGGAGTTCTTCAAGGTAAGTACAGAGTCTACATTGACCCATATTCGGCAAACGTAGCTCCTAACCAATACTACGTTGTTGGTTATAAGGGTTCTTCGCCTTATGACGCAGGTCTCTTCTACTGCCCATATGTTCCTCTCCAAATGGTTCGTGCCGTTGGCGAGAACACCTTCCAACCAAAAATCGGGTTTAAGACTCGTTATGGTATGGTTGCCAACCCATTTGCAGCAGGTGCAGATCAAGGTCAAGGTCTACTCACAACCAACTCTAACGTTTACTACAGAAGAGTCAAGGTTTCAAACCTTATGTGAGTCTTTCTCACAATTTCGCAAGGGACCTTCGGGTCCCTTTTTTTATATCTAAATAAAAATAAAAATGTCCTGTTCGTTTCCCAATCAAATTGATAATAGAAACTTTCTATCACCAGTTGGGTTTAAGTTTTCATTAGCAAAAGAACCTAAAGTTGCTTTTTTCTGCAATTCGGCAAGAATACCAGAAATTACACTATCCCTCAATACGCAACCATCATATCTTAAGGATATTGATGTTCCCGGAGACAAACTCACCTATGGAGATTTGTCTTTGAGATTTTTGGTTGATGAGAATATGGAAAATTATATGGCAATTCATACTTGGTTGACAGGTCTTGGATTTCCGGAAACAACACAGCAATATAAAGATTTAATTTCCATAGAAAGTGATGTAACGGCATTACAAGATTCAAAACGAGCATTTAGTGATGGAAGTCTGTATATTTTAAACAGTAATTACAATACGACTGCAATAGTAAAGTTTAAAGATTTATTTCCAGTATCATTAAGTTCCTTGGAGTTTGATGCCACACAAACCGACATTCAGTACTTTACAGCAGACGTGACTTTCAAGTATACTGTGTATAATATCCTAGGAACAGATGGGAAACCCTTATGAATCTTGATGAAATTCAGGAAATGTGGCAGAGAGATTCTGTCATAGACCCTGATAACCTACACGATGAATCTTTAAAAATACCGCAACTTCATTCAAAATATTACACTCTTTATAATACAATTACTCTTCTTCGTGAAAAGGCAAGAGAAACTTATAATAGAGTCAGGTTGGAACGCTATAACTACTACACAGGAAAGGCACCAGCAGAGGTCTATGCTGAAGAACCATTCCCGTATAAGGTGAGAGAAAAGGACGCCATACAGAGGTATATGGATGCCGATGAAAGAATCTGTAAAGTTGATTTGAAGATTAGATATTATGATATTATGCTTAAGTTTCTAGAAGAAGTTCTTAAGATGATTTCTAACAGAACTTATCAAATCAAGAACAGTATAGAGTGGCACAAGTTTACATCGGGGTATAATTAACCAAATAAATACTCATAACTGATATTTTATGAATGTCTCATTTGGTTATATCAAAAAAGAATGAGGTCTATCTCCACATTCAAGCAGAACCTCACGTATATTATGAATTAGCAGACCAATTTACATTTGATGTTCCAAATGCAAAATTTAGTCCTCAGTATCGCAACAAATACTGGGACGGAAAAATCCGCCTTTTCTCTACACAAACAGGCGAAATTTATATTGGTCTCTTAGATAGAATTATTAGATTTTGCGAGACTCATAATTATACCTACGAGTTCAAAGATAATAAGTTTTATGGTCTTCCTTTTGAGGTAAATGAGAACATCTCAAAGGAAGGTGTAAAGGATTATATGACGGCAATCAGTAGACATTCCCCACGGGATTATCAAATTGAGGGAGTATACGACGCTTTAAGACATAATCGTAAGTTATTGATATCTCCAACTGCTTCTGGAAAGTCGTTAATGATATATTCTCTTGTGAGATATTACGTTGAGAAGCAGCAAAATATTCTCGTAGTTGTTCCGACGACTTCCCTTGTAGAACAAATGTATAAAGATTTTGAAGATTATGGATGGGATGTTGGTTCATACTGCCACAAAATCTATGCGGGAAAGGAAAGAGAAACTGATTCCCAAGTCATTATTACTACCTGGCAGTCCATCTACAAACTTCCCAAGCAGTACTTTTCCAGATTTAATGTTGTTGTTGGAGATGAGGCACACCAGTTTAAATCCAAGTCACTAATATCTATAATGACTAAACTTTGTGATGCCAAATACCGTTTTGGATTCACTGGAACACTAGATGGCTCTCAAACTCATAAGTGGGTTTTGGAGGGATTATTTGGTCCATCATATAAGATTATCAAGACAGATGAACTGATGCAAAAGGGTCATCTTGCCAAATTAGATATTAAAGTTTTATTACTCAAGCATCCCCCAAACAGATTTGAAATATTTGAGGATGAAGTTCAGTATATTATTAATCACTCAAAGAGAAATAACTTTATAAAAAATCTGGCATTAGATTTAAAAGGCAATACTCTTGTGCTTTTTGCCAGAGTAGAAGGGCACGGGCAACCACTTTACGAACTCATAAATAATAGCAAAATTGATGATAGACATGTATTTTTCGTTCATGGTGGAGTGGATACTGAAGAAAGAGAATTAGTTAGGGAAATTACCGAAAGAGAAAATAATGCAATCATCGTTGCTTCCTACGGCACTTTTTCTACTGGTGTCAATATCAGAAATTTGCATAATGTTATATTTGCTTCCCCTAGCAAGTCGAGAATCAGAAATCTTCAATCAATCGGAAGAGTTCTCAGAAAAGGGGAAAATAAAGTGAAGGCAACTCTATATGATATTGCCGATGATATTAGTTACAAATCAAGAAAAAATTATACACTCAATCACCTTATTGAAAGAATTAAAATTTATAATGAAGAAAACTTTAATTACGATATTGTAAACATACCTCTAAAAGACTGATGGGAGAAGAGTTTTATTGCATCTTAAAATTAGTATCCGGAGAGGAGATTCTATCACTCATTATGGTGGATGAGAATGATGGCGATCCGATATTAATTCTACAAAATCCTGTCATTATGAAATCGATGACGGACTCTACCGGTGGTTCTTATGTTAAAATTAAACCTTGGATAGAAATGTCTAGTGATGATATGTTCTTGATTAAACTTGATAAGGTTATAACGATGACTGAAACAAAAGATACTAAATTAATTCAATTATATGAATATTACCTTGATGATGATTCGGTAGAAGTATATAAACCATCTGGGCAAATTAAACTATCATCATCGATGGGTTATGTGTCTTCTGTGAAAGAAGCAAGAAAGAATTTGGAGAATATCTTTAAGGGTAATAAAGAAAGCTAGTACTTATCTTCAACGGAGACAAACCTAGTCTACACACATTTTGAATACTTGTCAAGCCCCATAAACTTGTGCTATAATAGTCATAACTTATATTAAAAGTCCGATGTTATGCCTAAAAAGAAATCAGAACATTATGTAAATAATAAAGAGCTATTAGAAGCTCTTATTGTTTATAGATCTAAAGTAGAAAAGGCAGAGCAAAAGTACTTTGAGAAGTATGGTAAATATCCTCCTAAAACTGGAAAATGGGAAGGAAAACCTAAGATTCCAGATTATCTTGGAGAATGCTTTTTAAAGATTGCTACTCACCTTTCGTATAAACCAAACTTTGTAAATTATATGTTCCGTGAGGATATGTGCTCTGACGGAATAGAAAACTGCGTTCAGTACATTCACAACTTTAATCCAGAAAGATCTCAAAATCCTTTTGCATACTTTACTCAAATTATTCACTATGCCTTTTTGAGAAGAATTCAAAAGGAGAAAAAGCAGTTAGACATTAAGACCAAGATTATTGAACGCACCGGGTTTGATGAGGTTATGACAATTGATGACGGCTTGCTTTCTGGGAACAATTCAGAGTATAATAGTATGAAGGACGCAATCCAGTACAGAAACGGAAACCGATGAAGGTAGCAATTCTTACCGACACTCACTATGGTGCCAAGAAAGGTTCAAAGCATCTTCATGATTACTTTGAACTATTCTACAAGAATGTCTTTTTTCCTGCCCTTGAAGAACACGGGGTAGAGACAGTCATTCATATGGGTGACGCATTTGATAGTCGTAAGTCAATTGATTATCAAAGTCTGGAATGGGCAAAGAGAGTTGTTTTTGAACCTCTTAAAAAGTATGATGTTCATATGATTGTTGGTAATCATGATTGTTATTATAAGAATACCAATAATGTAAATTCTCCCGCTCTTCTTCTCAAGGATTATCCAAATATTAAAACTTATAGTTCTCCAACAAATACTAAAGTTGGTGGAACAGATATGACCTTTATTCCTTGGATTTGTAGTGAGAACTATGACGAAACCTTAAAGGTAGTTAAGAAATCCAAAGCAAAAGTTGCCATGGGTCATTTAGAACTTAAAGGATTTCGTGTCAACAAACATCTTGTAATGGAAGAGCATGGACTGGAAGCGAATCTTTTTTCAAACTTCACAAAGGTATTTTCTGGTCATTACCACACTCGTTCTGATAATGGAACTGTGTTCTATCTCGGTAATCCTTATGAAATGTATTGGACGGACGTAAATGATACTCGTGGATTTCATATCTTTGATACCGAAACTCTAGAGCACACTCCAATTAACAATCCTTATAAATTATTCTATAACATTTATTATGAGGATACTCCACATCAAACCTTTGATGCTTCTGAGTACTCCAATAATCTAAACAAAAAGATTTTGAGAAGTTTATTGACAAACTCTATAAAGTCTCTATTCAGGATTTGAAGATTGTTGAAAACTTTGAAATTCAAGAGAATGAAAACTTTGTAATTGACGAAGAAGAAAATACCATTTCAATTCTGAATCGTTATATTGATGAATCCGAATGTGATTTTGATAAGAATAAAATCAAAGGCATATTTCAAGACCTCTATAAACAAGCTTGCGAAGTAGAATAAAATGTTTCTTCTCACACTCAAGGGTCGTAAAGATGATGGAGCATATGCCGTTCCGGACCAATATGGAGAAAAAGTGTTATTTTTATTTGAAGAAGAGGATGATGCCACTCGTTATGCTATGATGCTTGAGGACGATGAAGACTATGAAAAAGAAATGGAAGTCGTTGAAGTTGATGATGAACTTGCCATAAAAACTTGTAAGACGAATAATTACAAGTATGCCGTAATTACTCCTGATGATATTGTGATTCCTCCTAAAAATGATAACCTTTAAAAAAATTAAATGGAAGAACTTTTTAAGTACAGGCAATAACTGGACTGAAGTTGATTTCCAAAAAAATCACACAAACTTAATTATTGGAACGAATGGTGCGGGTAAATCTACTATTCTTGATGCATTAACCTTTGTTCTTTTCAATAAACCATTCCGCAAGATTAATAAACCTCAATTAGTCAATACGACTAATGAGAAAGATTGTCTTGTTGAGATTGAGTTTTCTGTTAATTGTCGGGATTATTTGGTTCGTCGTGGAATTAAACCAAATGTTTTTGATATTGAAGTAAATGGAAAGGAACTTCATAAGGAATCTGATGATAGGTTAAATCAAAAAATTCTTGAGGAAAATATTCTTAAAGTAAATTATAAGTCCTTTACTCAGATTGTGATTCTAGGTTCAAGTACCTTTGTTCCTTTTATGCAACTCACAACTGCCAATCGCCGTGAGGTAATTGAAGACTTGCTGGATATTCGTATTTTTTCTGCGATGAATGCTCTGATTAAGGAGAAGATTCGCCTTCAGAAAGATGAAATCAAATCCCTTCAATTAAAAAAAGAAAACCTTAAGGATAAGGTTGAGATGCAGAAGAGTTTTATTGAAGAACTTGAGAATCGTGGTAATGCCAATATTAATGCCAATCAAGAAAAGATTGTCAAGTTAGACGCCGAAGTTGGAATTTATATGACGGAGAATGCCAGAACCGAAGAAGAAATCTTTAAGTATGTGAAGGAGCAAGAGGAAGTTACTGGTGCCGCAGAAAAGTTAGGTAAACTCAATAACCTTAAGGGTAAAATCTCTCAGAAAGTATCCACGATTACCAAAGAACATAAGTTCTTCACCGAAAATACGGTATGCCCTACCTGTACTCAAACGATTGAAGAGGAGTTTCGGTTAAATAGAATTACAGACGCTCAAAATAAAGCAAAGGAACTCCAGAAAGGTTTTCAGGAACTTGAGGAGACTATGAAGTTTGAACAAGAACGAGAGCGTCAATTTCTAGCACTATCAAAGGAGATTACGAAACTCAACCATGAGATTTCTCAAAACAATACTCGGATATCACTCAATCAGAGACAAATCCGAGACCTTGAATCTGAAGTTCAAACTCTTACCGAACAACTTAAAAACAGAAATACTGAACATGAGAAGCTAGAAGAATTCAGAGAAAATCTCCAAAAAACTTTTGATGACCTTTCAACAAGAAAGGAAGAAATCGTACATTACGATTTTGCCTACTCCCTACTCAAGGATGATGGTGTAAAAACGAAGATTATTAAAAAGTATCTTCCTTTCATCAATCAACAGGTGAATCGTTACTTACAGATGATGGATTTTTATATTAATTTCCATCTTGATGAAGAGTTTAATGAGAGCATCAAGTCTCCTATTCACGAAAACTTCTCTTATAGTTCTTTTAGTGAAGGTGAGAAGATGCGAGTTGATTTGTCTCTTCTCTTTACTTGGAGAGAAGTGGCAAGACTTAAGAACTCGGTG